GGCAAATTTTCACGGTCGATTAGTTCATGCAGCCTAAACCGACACCCACCACGCCGCCCGCCAAAAAGCGGGCCAGAGGCCGGCCGCGGATCAGCGACGCCGAGAAAGCCCGCCGCGGGACATTTGAGGCCAATAAGCAACCGAAGGCCCGCCCGTCGCGCCGGCGTCGGATCGCCCTGCCACGGGCATCCTCGCGGGATTACCTACAGGTTGCGCGCCAGTACGCGGCCGATGTCTTGGGCGGCCGGATCGCGGCGTCGCAATGGGTCCGGCTCGCGTGTGAGCGCCAGGACCGGGACACCATGCGGGCGGCGACGGATCCGGCCTGGCCCTACGTCTGGAACGACGCGCACGCGATCGCGGCGTGTGCGTTTCTCGAGCGGATCCCGCATGTCGAGGGTACATGGGCGACGGCGACGATCCACCTCGAGCCGTGTCAAGTCTTTTGGGTGGCGTGCTTGTTTGGGTGGCGACACCGGGCGCACCCGGCCCGCCGGCGGTTCACGCTGTGGTACCTCGAGATAGGACGCAAGGCGGCGAAAAGTACCCTCATGGCGGGGATCGCGCTCTTTCACCTACTCAACGAGCAGGAACCCGGCGCCTCTGTGGTCTGTGGCGCGACGACGGGATCGCAAGCGCGCATTGTCTTCGGGATCGCGCAACGCATGGTAGCGCGATCGCCGTGGTTACGCGCGCAAGGCTTACAAGCCCTCGCCAACGCGATCATTACCGCTGAAGGATCCATGAAGCCCGTCAACGCGAAGGCCTCGACACAAGACGGGCTCAACCCGTCGTGCATCGTCCTCGACGAAAGCCACGCGCAGAAATTCGCCCTTCACGACGTCTTGAAATCCGCGCAAGGCGCGCGCGTCAATCCGCTTATGCTTTGCCCGACGACGGCCGGGTACGATCTGCTTTCCGTCGGGTACGCCTTGCGAACGACGTTGACCAAGGTTCTCCAACAGGTCTTTGACGCCGAGCATTTCCTCGGCTTGATCTATACGCTCGACGACGGCGACGACTGGCGCGACGCGCGCACATGGGAGAAAGCCAACCCCATGATCGGGATCACGCCCACCCGCGAATGGGTGCAAGCGTATTGTGTCGACGCGCAGCAAACGCCCGGCCTCGAGGGTGAATTTCGCGTCAAGGTCTGCTCTGAATGGTTGCAGAGCGCCAAAACGTGGTTATCCATGTCGCGTTGGGACGCATGCGCCGACGAGACGTTACGTCTCGAGGACTTCGCCGGCGACCGCTGTTGGATTGGCGGCGACCTGGCGCAAACCGACGACCTCGCCGCCGTCGCGTTATGCTTTGAGCGCGCCGGCGACATCGTCGCGTTTGTCAAGTGCTATCTCCCGCGGGACGTCGTCGCCGAGCGGGCGCGCGCCGTGCCGGCGTATGCGGCCTGGGCGCGAGCGGGGATCCTCGAAATGACCGACGGCACCATGATTGACTACGCGCGCATTGACGCCGACATTCGCGCCTGGTGTCGGCAGTTCAACGTGCAAGCCTTGCGGTTTGACCAATACGGATCGGCCGGCATCGTCTCGAGTCTCGCCGGCGACGGATTCCCGGCGGCGATCCTCGACAAGTCGCGCAAATCCTTCACGCCGCCGGCCCGCGAGCTCGAGGCGCGCGTCAAGCATCGACGGTTTCGGCACGACGGGAACCCGTGTCTCAAGTGGATGGCCAGTAACGCCGTCGTCACCCGCGGCGTCGACGATTCGATCCTCCCGAAGAAAGAAGGTCCGGAAAGCCCGAATAAAATCGACGGGATCGACGCGATCCTCCAAGCGTTGTCGGCCATGTTGACGCCGGCCGCGGCGGCGCCGGTATATCAGATGATGTTTCTCGATTGAAACGGGGAATCATGCGAAACCACAAACCCATCGGCCGCCCGCCCTTGTTCGACGTCGCCGCCTCGGAGCGGATTTACGTCAACGTGACGCCGGCCCAACGCCTCGAGCTCAGACGGGTGGCCGGCGACAATGGGACCGCCGTCGCCGGCATCATTCGCGACGCCGTCAACGAATACGTCGCCGATTACGGCGACCGCAAGCCTTTCACGCGCAGGAAACGGTAAGGCCGGCGCCAGAATAGGCGCGCGTTGACCCGCGCGTATTCGCTCCTCACGATCAAGGCCCTCGACCCCGAGCGCCGGACGATCACCGGGATCGCCTCGACGCCGGAACCCGATCGCATGGGCGACGTCGTCGAACCCCTCGGAATCACCTTCCGGAATCCGCTCCCGCTTCTGCTGTATCACGACACGAAAAAGCCCGTCGGATCGGTCGTCTTCGCGGCGCCCACGGCCGCCGGCCTCGAGTTTGAGGCGACCCTCCCAGTCGTCGCCGAGCCCGGCACCTTGCGCGATCGCATTGACGAGGCCTGGCACTCGATCAAGGCCGGCCTGCTCGCCGGCGTCTCGATCGGGTTTCGCGCGCTCGAGGATCCGAAACAGATCAAGCCCGTCGGCGTGCGCTTTCTAAAAACGGAACTCCTCGAGCTCTCGCTCGTGACGATTCCGGCCAACGCGGCCGCGACGATTCACACGATCAAAGCCCTCGACCTGGCCACGCCTGGCCCTCATCCGCCCCGCGATCGGGACGCTCACACGATCATGAAGGTTGCGCCAGCCATGACCATTACCGAACAGATCACCGCCCTCGAGAACAAGCGCGCCGCGCATGTGGCCCGCATGAACGAGATCCAAACGACGTGCGCCGCCGACGGCCGATCGAAGGACGACGCCGAGCGCCAGGAATTCACAAACCTCCAGACCGACGTCAAGACGATCGACGCCGAGCTCGTCGACGCGCGCGACATGGAACGGATCAACGTCGCCGCGGCCAAACCGCCGGCGACGACGCCGGCACCGGTTACGCGATCGATACCGTCGATCACCGTGCGCCCAAACGTGCCGGCCGGGACCGCCTTTGTCCGGATGGCGTGCGCGACGCTGGTCTGTCAGGGGAACAAGTACGAAGCGGCCGAGTACGCCAAACGCTGGAATGACTCGACGCCCGAAGTCGCGCTCTATCTCAAGGCCGCCGTGGCCGCGGGGAACACGACGGATGCCACATGGGCCGGGCCGCTCGTCAATCAGAACATCTCGAATGACTTCATTGCCCTGCTACGCCCGGCGACGATTCTTGGTAAGGTGCCCGGCCTGCGAACCGTACCGTTCAATACGAAGGTACCCGCACAAACGGCCGGCGGCACGTATGGTTGGGTTGGTGAGGCCAAGCCCAAGCCCGTCACCAAATTGGCATTTGGGACGGCATCCCTGAGCATCGCCAAAGCCGCCGGGATCATCGTGCTGACCGAGGAACTCGTACGCCTCTCGAATCCGGCCGCCGAGGATCTCGTCCGCGCCGACATGATCGCGGGGATCGCCCAATTCTTGGATTCGCAATTCATCGATCCGGCCGTCGCCGCCGTCGCCGGCGTCAATCCGGCGTCGATCACGAATGGCGCCCCGACGGCCGCGGCGACCGCGAGCCCGCTTGCCGACATCCTCGGCTTGATCTCCCACTTCGCAACCAACAACATCTCCGTCGCCGGCGTCACGTTCATCATGTCGGCGGCCAACGCTTTGTCCCTGTCCTTCCGCACGAATCTGGACGGATCGCCGATGTTCCCCGGGATCGGCATTGACGGCGGCAACTATCGAGGGTTGACGTTCATTACGAGTCAAGCCGCGGGCGGGAACGTGATCGCCTTGCAACCGTCGTTGATTCTGTATGCCGACGACGGCGGCGTGACGATCGACGCCTCGCGTGAAGCGTCGCTCCAGATGGACAGCGCGCCCATGTCGCCGGCCGATGCCACGACCGTCTATATCTCGCTGTGGCAGAACAATCTGGTTGGGCTCCGCGCCGAGCGATTCATCAACTGGGCGAAAGCGAACGCCAACGCGGTCAAGTACCTGACGGCCGCCGCGTATCCGGCGCCGGCGGGTACCACGACGATGGCCGCCTCGACGCCGGCGCCGCCCTCGCTCAAGTAACACCCGTGGGTGTCCTCGCGTCGATCCGCTCGTTACTCGCGCGCACGATCGCGTCATCCGCCGCTCCCGTGAAAGGGTCCGGCGGATGGTCGCCGATCGTGCGCGAACCGTATACGGGCGCCTGGCAACAAAACGTGGAAATTCGGCAGGATACGGTCCTCACGTATTCGGCCGTGTACGCGTGCGTCACGCTGATCGCGTCGGACATTGGCAAGCTCTGTCTACGCCTCGTGAAGCAATCCGACGAGGACGTCTGGATCGAGGCCGACTCGCCGGCCTTTTCGCCAGTGCTCCGCAAACCGAACCGCTACCAGACGATCCATAAATTCGTCGAGCAATGGATCACCTCCAAACTGATCTGGGGGAATACCTACGTGATCAAGCAACGCGACGCCCGCGGGATCGTCGTCGCGCTGTACGTGCTCGATCCCGCTCAGGTAACGCCCCTGGTCGCGCCGGATGGCAGCGTGTATTACGAACTGCAACGGTACGAGCTCGGCGGCGAGTCACTCGCCGGCCCGGGCCCGTCGCTCATCGTGCCGGCCCGCGAAATCATTCACGACACGATGGTGTGTCTGTTTCATCCCCTGATCGGCGTCTCGCCGATCTATGCGTGTGGCCTGGCGGCCATGCAAGGCCTCGCGATTCAAAACAGTTCCACGACGTTTTTCACCAAGGGAAGCCGGCCAAGCGGGATCATGACGGCGCCGGCCGGCATGACCCAACCCCAATTGGATCAAGCCAAAGCCGATTGGGAATCCGTGAGCGCCGCGATCAATGCCGGCCGGACGGCCTTTTTTACCACCGATCTGAAGTACACGCCGCTTACCATGAACGCCGTCGACGCCGAACTGATCGAGCAATTGAAATGGACGGCCGAAACCGTCTGCTCGTGTTACCACGTCGCGCCCTACATGATCGGTGTCGGCCCGCCGCCGCCGTACGCGAACGTGGAGCCGCTTCTCCAGCAGTACTACTCGCAATGTATTCAATCGCTGCTGGTGAACTTCGAGCAAAGCCTCGACGAAGGCCTCGGCATCCTCGAGCCCATCGACGGGAAACAGTACGGCACCGAGTTTGACATTGACGATCTGATCTGGATGGACACAGCCACGAAGGTGAAGGCCGCCCACGACGCGATCGGCGCCGGCGGCATGTCGCCGGACGAGGCCCGCCGCAAGTACTTCGGCCTCGGGCCCGTGACCGGCGGCGATACGCCGTACATGCAGCAGCAGATGTTTTCGCTCGAGGCGCTCGCGCAACGAGACGCGGATAGTCCGTTTGCCAAGCCGCGGCCGGCCCCGATCGCCGCGCCGCCGGCCGATCAGCTTCCGCCCGACCAAGTCGCCGCCTCTGTGCGCCATCTGCTCACGAAGGCGATCGAGCGCCGGCAGGCCGCCGCATGACCGCCGACGACATCGCGGCGATCGTCGAAGGCCTCGCGCCCGTGATCCTCGAGCTCATCGCGAAGGCCCATGTCGAGACGCAGCAACAGCAGATCGCGCACGTGATCGACGCGACCAAGGAACTCGGCGCCATACGTGAACGCCTCGCCGTCCTCGAGACGCGCGCGCCCGTGCCGGGCCCGCCTGGCGCACCGGGGAAGGATGGCGTCGACGGCCTCGGGTACGACGAGCTCGCCCTCGAGCAGATCGACGACACGACCGTCGCCCTCAAGGCGAAACGTGGGGATACCGTCAAAGCGATCGGATCCGTGACCTTCCCTGTCCTCCGCTTCAAGCACGATTACGACGCCGGGCGCGAATACCTACCCGGGCATCTGGTCCGGTACAAGAGCGCGATCTGGCATTGTGGCGTCGCCACCATGTTGGCGCCCGACGCGGTCATGTACGACGCGAGCGGGAAGCCGGCCGGCCCGCAAGGTAAAGACTGCTGGACGCTCGTCCTGAGTGAGAGGCGCCGGTAACGCCGTGGCGGCCCTCGTCACCCTTCAGCAAGTCAAAGATCGATTGCGGATTACGTCGACGGACGAAGACGTCGACTTACAAAGCCTGCTCGATCAGGCCGAGGCCCACATTCTGAATTGGTGCAGCGTCACGCCGCGCTCGAAAGCGATCGCCGACGCCTGGACCGTGGGCACCGTGCCGCCCGTCGTGCCGGCCGCCATCCTGTTACAAGTCGGCGAACTCGATCGCTACCGCGGCGACGATCCCGAGGCGCCGCCGCGGCCCGACGGCGATGGGCCCTCGATCCTGATCCGCGAGCTCTTGCGCGCCTATCACGACGTGGTCGTCGCCTAATGCCTGGACTCGCCACGGCCCAACGCGACCGACTCAGCGCCACGGGCGCGTATCGGCATCTCGTGACCGTGCAAGCCCCCGGGCCCGCCGTGCCGGACGGCGATGGCGGATTTACCGAGACATGGCCAAACGCCACGCCGCCCACCTGGTTTGTGAGTATCGGGACGGCCCGCGTCGCGGGCGAGGCGCCGGCCGCGGGCGCGACCACGATCGCGACGGCGTCGCATCTGATCCGCGGGCGCTATCGCGCCGACGTCACCACCAAGACCCGGCTTGTCCTCGGCGCCCGCGTGTTCAACGTGATCGACGTCCGCGACTTGGACGAGCGCCGGCGTGTGCTCGAGCTCGTCTGTGCCGAGGTTGTCGCATGAGTGACAACCGTTTCGTGTTCGAAGGCCTCGACGAGCTCAAGGAAGCCCTGCGAACCCTGCCGGCCGCCCTCGCCGAGGATGCCGCGTCCTATGTCGAGGCGTCCGCGCACGAGGCCGAACAGGCGATCCGCCAGGTGTACGAGGCGCACGAACACACGGGCAACCTCGCCGCGCATCTCAGCATCGCGACGGCCTCGAGTGACTACGGCGCCTCGGCCCGCATCAAAAACACGGCGCCGCATGCGTGGATGTTTGAGAACGGGACGCAAGCGCGGCATTGGGCCGGCGGTAAGGGTACCGGGCGCATGTGGGGCCAGACGCCGCAACCGCCGACGCATGTTTTCGTGCGAACCCTCATGAAACACCGCGCGCAAATGTACAACCGCTTGCGCGCCGTCCTCGAGCGCCAAGGCCTCGAGGTAACGGGATCTGAACCATGAGCCCGATCACGATCCCGGACTCCTCGGCGATCGATAACGCGATCGTCGGCGTGCTGCTGGCGGATCCGACGCTCGCCGCCCTCATGCCGGACGGCGTGTACTTCGGCGTCGGCAAACCGAAGGCGGGCCGGTTTGTGATCGTCTCGCTCATCGACGCGATCGACGAGCCCGTGTTTGGCCGTCGCGGGTACGAAGACGTGTTGTATCTGATCAAGGCCGTCGCCCTCGCGTCGACGGGCGGCGACGTGCGCGCCGCGGCGCACCGGATCGACGAGCTCCTCGAGGATCAACCGCTCACGATTCCCGGATACGTCCATATGGGAACGTGCCGCGAAGCCCGGATCCGCTATCCCGAGACAGACGAAGTCGACGATACCATTCGCTGGCAGCACCGCGGCGGGCACTACCGCGTGCAAGCCTCACTCCCTGGCGCGTAAACGTGGACACCGAACAGTAAGAAAGGGTAACGACCAATGGCGATCCTCACCGGACGATACGGCCTCGTGAAGTACGACCCCGCGGCAACCACCCCCGTCGCCCTGCTCTCGATCAACACGTGGAAAGCCTCTTTCAAGCAGGATTACGAAGACGTGACGTGTTTTCAGGACACAAACAAGGTCTATGTCCCGGGCCTCGTCGACGTGTCCGGCAGTCTCGGCGGATTCTGGAACAGCGCCGACGTCGCGATCTTTGAAGCGACGAAGGCGCCCACGCCCGGCATGCTCGAGTTACAGCCGAACTCAACCGAGGCCCTGTTCAAATGGTCCGGCCTGGCGTACCTCGACGCCGATATTGATTGCACCGTCAAAGGCGCCCCGAAAGTCACGTCCACATTCAAGGCGGCCGGGCCTTGGACAATGGCCACCGCGCCGTAACACGCGCGCGCCATATGTTCGATGCTTTGCGGATCCACGGGACCGCGGCGTCGATCGTCTGGGGATACCACACGGCCGCGCGCTTGTCGGCCTGGTCGATCGCGCGCGTCAAAAACGAGTGGACCCTCACCGCGACGATCGCGACCGCCGAGCCCTTTATGTTGCGCCGGACGTCGCTCTTGTTCACGGCGCCGCATGAAGGCGCGCGCAAAGGTCATTGGGCTTGGGGGATCGTGTCCGTCCGGATCGGCGGCCGCTCCCTCGTCGCCCGCTTAGGACCGCCCGAACAGTAAGGAGCCCTCAGCTATGGGACGTTGTCGCTTCGTTCAACCGGGGATCGTCCGGCTTTCGCTCACCGACGACGAATGGATCGACGTCAAGCGCGAGCTCAACGCGGGCGAGCAACGCCGCGTGATGGCCGGCTATGTCAAGGAAATGCGATCGGGCGAGGCCGCGACGATCGACCCCGAGCGTGTCGGAAAGACACGCCTGCTCGAGTACATCGTCGGCTGGTCATTCACCGGCTTTACCGGCCAACCGGAACCCTTTGACGAATCCGCGCTCGACTGCCTCGACATGGACACCTACAACGAACTCGTCGACGCGCTCGACGCGCACGACGCGCAGATCAGCGCCGCCCGCGAGGCCCGAAAAAAAAACCGGGTTGGCGCGACGACATCGCCAGCGACCTCAAGGTCGCCCTTCGCTGTGGATGGCGTGTTGAGTGGGTCCGAGCCTTGAGCCTCGACGATTACGAGGTACTGCTCGACATGCTGACCGAGGAACAACGCGCCCGGGAACGCGACGAGTAACCCTATGCCGCTTCAAGGCGTCTTCAACGCGGACTTTTCGAAATTCACGGCGGCATGCGCCACGGCCGAGGCGTCGTTGAAAGGATTCGAGACGGGCGCCAGTAAGACCGAGGCGGCGCTGAACAAGATGGCCGATTCGGTATCCGGACAGAAGATCGTCCAGCAAGCCTATTTGGCCACGAAGGCCGTCGAAGACATCGGCGGCGCCGCCAACCTCACCGAGAAAGAGCTCACCCGCATGTCGGCGATCGCCGCCGAAGGCGCCGAGAAACTCCAGAAGATGGGCCAGACCGTGCCGGCAGACATGCAAAAGCTGGCCAACGCCACGAAGGAGAACGCCGACAATACCGGGCTCTGGAATTCGGCCCTCTCGACGCTCTCGGGCACTTTCGGCGCCTTGTCGTTACAGCGCGTGATCGATCAAGTGATCCAATTCGGGAAAGAAGTCTTTGCCGACGCCGATCAACTCGAGCGGTTAGGCGACCGCACCGGGATCGGCGTGGAAACCTTGCAGCGATTGCGCGTCGTAGGCGCCGACGCCGGCGTGAGCCTCGATTCAATGGCCAACGCCATGAACCGCTTACAGAAGAACATCGGGGAAGGGACATCCGGCACGGCGGGCGCGCTCGCCCAATTGGGCCTCGCCTTCGAGGACATCAAACGGATGTCGCCGGAAGAGAAATTCTACGCAATCAGTGAGGCGTTGAAACAAGTCGACGACGACGACAAGCGCGTCGCCCTCGGCGTCCAGTTAATGGGGAAGGGTTTCACCGAGCTTTTGCCCGCGATCAAGGCCGGATTTGATGGCGTCAAGGACAGCGCGGCCGGCATGAGTAAAGGCACCGTCGCCGCGCTCGACGGCGCCGGCGACGCCGTCGGCCGCTTCTATCAGTCGGTCAAGAACAACATCGGCGAGGCGATCGCCGACGTCCTCACGCTCAGTACCAGCCAATGGCGGGCCCTCAAATCGGCCATGGAAGATCTGCCAAAAGTCGGCCCGCCGATCGCCAATATGTGGGGCCAGATTTTGCCGCCGAGTGTGCCGAAGGATCTCGACGACATCATCGCGAAAAGTGACGCCTGGGGAGCCTCGAGTAAAGCCATGGCCGCGGCCATGGTCGAACTCGACAGCGCCGGGAAGGGTTGGCAAGGCACACTGAACACGATCAACGGCGAAGTAGTCGAAGCCGTCAAGTGGTACCTCGACGCCGGCGTATCGCAACAGGCACTTGCAACGGCCTTCGGGCTCACCGACGCGCAAGTCAAAGCGGTCGCTGCCTCGATGAAGGATTACACCGAGACGATCAAGCTGGTGCAGAAGGTTGAAACCGAGCGATACAAGCAGGCCGAGGTAAACGAATTCGGGCTCAGTAAGACCGAGAACGAACAATCCCAACTCAAGCTCACCAACGAAGGGAAGACCAACACCGCCCTGCTCGCGATGCGAAAGCAATTGACGGATGACTCGATGAAACTGTCAATGGACCGCACCACGTACGAAAACCTGAAAGTGTGGGAGGCCGCCGAGGAACAGATCGCCGCGTTTCAGAAGACGGGCGCGACCGCCGCGCAAGTGTCGGAATTTTCCGACATGGTCTATGAGCACACCGCCACGGCGGCCGCGGCCGTGTACGGCGTCGCCAAGGATACCCTCGTCAACATCACCGACGAAGGCATCCGGCAAATGATGCGCCTGGTTGCCGACCACGAAAAAGAGCTCGCCGACGCCGCGCAGAAGGCGAAAGCCGCGGCCGACGAAGCCTCAAACGCCTGGAAGAACGTCCGCTACTCGATGGAATCGTCCTATACGAGCGGCGACCTCCAAGCGCGCGCCGCGAAGACCCCCGGATCGAGTGTCGAAAGGGATTACTACGGCAACGAGTATCTATACATTCCCGGCGTGAACGCCGCGCCGCCGAGTGTCCGCGCACCTGGGATCCGCGGCTTTGCGTCCGGCGTGGAAAACTTCGCCGGCGGCCTGGCGATCGTGGGCGAACGCGGCCCCGAGCTCGTCAACCTGCCCGGCGGATCCGACGTGATCCCGAACGGCCGCGCCGGCGGCGTGACGCAAATTTTCAACATCAGCCAACCCCTCGGCACGCCCGACGCCATCGCGCGCGCCGTCGCCGACGCCCAAGTCGGCCTCATGCGCGGGCAAGGCGTCCGCTTGCCCTACGGCACCTGACATGCTCACCAAAGCGATTGCGGGGATCGCGCGGTCGGGCGTCACGCGCTCGGGGTATCCCGTCCTGCTCGGCGCCAAGGTCCGGCTGTACGCGCTCTCGAACGTCGCGCGCTCGGGCGCCACGCGATCGAACTACACGAGCGCGAGGCCCTTTATCGGGATCGACGGGATCCAACGCGCCGGCGCCGGCGTGATCGCCGACTCGCTCGTCAAATCCGATCAGATCAGCGGGACCGCCGACACCTTGACGTTTACCGCGTATGGGTGGGTACCCGTCGAAGGTAGCGACGTCATCGTGACGATCGGATCGATCAACAACGATCGCCGAGAATTCGGCGGCACGATCCTAAGCACCGTCCACCGCTACGCCGGCAAACCCACCGCGCGCAACATGCTTTTTGACGTCGCCTGCATTGATTACACGTGGGGACTCAACCGCTATAAGGTATCCGGCAACTACACCGGGACCACCGTCGCCGCCGTCGCGGCCGCCCTCATGACCTGGGCGCCGACCTATACGCTTCTCGTCGATCCGGACATCGGCGCCGAGCGCCTCGATCAGATTACTTTCACTGAGCAAGGCCTCTCAAACGCCCTCGAGCAACTCGTGAAACGAGTGGGCGGCGAGTACCTCTGCGACTACCGCAAACAAGTGCATCTCTTTTTTGAGAACACGGCGATCACCGCGCCGACCATCATCAACGCGGTACACGCCAGCCTCCAAACGATCCAATGGACGCGCGACCTCTCGCAAGTCGCAACGCGCGTCCTCGGCAGCTTTGGCGGATCCGACGCGCTCGACGCGATCGCCCCCGGCGCCACGCTGTTACCCGTGCAGACCGCGGCCTGGTACCTGCCACAAGGCGGCCGCGTCCTCGTCGGCCAACAGCGCGTGCAGTACGCCGGCATCGTGGGCGCCGGCGGCGGATCCCTCGTCGGCCCGGGCGCCTCGCCGACGGGCGCCCCGAATGCGTCGTTACTGCCGGGCGCCGGCGTCGACGTCGGATCGCACGACTACGCCGTGACCTACAAGACCGCGTCCGGCGAATCGGTCCCGGGCCCGCGGCTCACGGTACCCGTCGGCGTCTTTCTCCCGCCGGCGACGGCCCCGACCGCGGGCGCCCCGACCGCCGGACCGAGCGGCCCCGATCATGGCGTCCACGATTACGCCGTCGCCTTTGTGATCAGCACCGGGGAAACCGCGCCGGGCCCGCGCATGGCCGCCAGTACCGCCATCCTCGACGCGCCGACGGCCGCGCCAAACCCCGACCGCGTCGACAGCGGCCCCGGGCCGGATCCCGGCCCGCACGACTACGCCTGCTCATTCCTGCCGGAAGGCGGCGGCGAAACACTCGCCGGCCCGATCGGCGGGCAAATCACGACGGGCGGGATCCTCGCCCCGACCAACGCGCCGAACCCTGGATCCGTGACCGTCGGACCCGGTCCAGAGCCCGGCCCGCATAACTACGTCTCGACGTTTGTCCGGCCGGAAGGCGAAACAGACTCAAGCCCTTGGAGCCCAACCGTAACCACGGGACTCGTCGCGCCGCCCGCCACGGCACCGCAGGGAACGCCAGCGGCCGGCGGGAACGTCGATGCCGGCCCGCATCAATACGCTTGCACGTTTGTCCGCGGCGGCGACACGACGCCCGGCCCTCTCAGTGCATCCGTGACGACGGGCGGATTCGGGCCCCCGGCATCCGCCCCGACGAGCTCGCCGTACTGCCAGCAGTACCCTAGCGAAGGCAATTACTCACCCGGCACCAATAGCGGCAACGTCGGCGACGCCGTGTCCTATGCCTTGGCGTACGCGAATGACGGCGTCAACTATTCGGACCTCTCAAATATTGGCCCCGGATCCGGCGCCGTCGTCATTCAACGCACGGCGTTTTCGGGTTTCCCCAATAATTGCTGCCGTCGCACCGTGACGCTTCCCGGCGTCTCCGGCGTCTCGAGTTATCGCCTCTATGTGAGTGTCAACGGCGGCGGTTGGGCCTGCCTCACCTTTGGCTCGACATCACAGAACCCCGTGACAATGGAAGTCGCCGGCACACCGGCCAATTTTGGGTACTACCCGGGCCCTGGTCATGGTCCGATCGCCAAAACGATCAAGCTCGTTAATCTGCCGATCGGCGACGCCACCGTGACCGCGCGCAAACTCTATCGGCAATCGGGCGGCGCCGGCCTCAAGCTACTGGCCACGATCAGCGATAACACGACGACCACCTACACCGACGCGACGCCCAACGCGAGCCTTGGCGCCGCCCCGCCCTCCGTCAACGGCACCCTTGCCGCGACCGTGCATCTCTCTGGCATCCAGACCGCCGCGGCCGGCGCCGGCGTGATCGCGCGCAAACTCTATCGGTACAGCGCCGGCACGTGGGGACTCGTCACGACGATCAATGACAACACCACGACAAGCTATCTCGACACGACGCCCAACGCGAACCGCGGCGCCTGGCCCCCGAGCGCGAACGGGACCACCGGCGGCAATCAAACCGTGCATCTGGCGAACATCCCGACGGCGCCGAGCGCGGCGGGGAATGCCTGGCGCGCGCTCTATCGCCGATCGGCCGGCGCCGGCTTGCGCTTCGTCGCCTACATTCAAGACAACACGACGCGCACGTACAGCGACACGACGCCCAACGCGAGCCTTGGCGCCGCGGCGCCGGCCGGCAGTACCGCCATCCTCCGACAGATCCCGCTCACGAAGATCCCGATCGGGAACAGTCTGGTACTCGCGCGTAAGGTCTATCGCACGCCGGCGAACACCGGCGGCGGGATCCTGAAACTCGTCGCGACGATCGCCGACAACACGACGACGGATCTACTCGACACGGTCGCCGACGCCAGCCTCGGCGCCGCGGCGCTCACCGTCGGCACCGCGCAAGCCGCGCAAGTGCAACTGAGCGCGATCCCCCTCGGCGCCGCGGCCGTGATCGCGCGCGTGCTCTATCGCACGAAGGCCGGCCTGAGTCAGTTACAAACCCTCGTCACCCTCGGCGACAACGTCACGACGGCCTATCTCGACGTCCTCGCCGACGCCGCCCTCGGCGCCAACGCGCCGATCGCCGATAACTCCCTCTTGCAGCAACCCACCGGCAACGTGCAAGTCGGATCGCCGACGCTCCCGTGCGCGACCGTCGCCGCGTTTCGGCCCGCCGGCGGATGGGCGATCGTCGGATCGCAAAACATCCGCTACACCGGGATCAGCGGGAATGCCTTACTCGGGATCCCGCCGTCCGGCCCGGGCGCCATCACCGCCACGATCACATGGAATACCACCGTAGTAGCGGCCGCCATGCTCACGGGGATCCCGGCCAATGGGATTGGCGCGATCAAGTACCAGATCCTCAAAGGCGACGCCGTCAACATCTTTGTGCAAGTCGACGACCCGGCCGCGCAAGCTGCCGTCCGCGCGCAACTGACGAACAGCGACGGCATCATTGAGGACGAAATTTCAGACGGCCGCCTGTCCTATATCGAAGGCCTCGCGCGGTGTCAGGCCAGGCTCGACTTACTCGGCGCCCTCGACAGCGACGGGAAAGTCGGCGTGATCGCCGTGTCGTATGTCTGCCGCGACCTCAACACGCAGGCCGGCGCCATGGTAACGGTGAACCTCGGGCCCCCGATCAATCTTCGCGGCGACTTCCGCATACAGCGCGTGAACGTGTCGCGCTTCAACGTGCCGCATTTGCACCCGGCCTACACCGTCGAAGCCTCGAGCCTCCGCTTTTCGGCGGAAGAAATGCTCCGACTGTTACGACAAGGAGCCTTCTAAATGGCAGTCACGATCACGCGCACGCCCTGGATTGACGACGACGGCACCGGCACGACGGGAACGGTCCTGAATAATGCCGTCAAAACCGCGTTGTATAACGACATCGACGGCGCCCTCGCGAAAGTCGCGCAACTCGCCGGCGGGAACGCCTTCAGCGGCTCGCAAAGTGTCCCAGGGCCGTTTATTGTGGGCGCCACGGCGGCCGTGAGTAACAGCCTCGCCGGCATCGTGATCAATGGCGCGGTAAACCTCGGGCTCGGAATCCAAAACACCGACCCCGGCAACTCGGCGTATTTCGTCGGCTTTTACAACAACGCCATGGCCCTGGCCGGATTCATCGCGCAGACGGGCGCCGCGAGTGTCCTGTATCAAACCACCTCCGACGCGCGCCTAAAAGACGACGCCGGCCGCGCGTCCGATCTCTCGGCCCTTCGGAGCCTCGTGATCCATGACTTCACCTGGAAGGCCGACGGCGTCCGCGACCGCGGGATCTTCGCGCAGGAAGCACATGCCCTATACCCGCGCGCCATCATGCCGGGCACCGACGAGCAGACCGAGCGCGGCGACCTCGCGCGCCCGTGGGGGATCGACTACAGCAAATTTGTGCCCGACCTCATCGCCGGATGGCAACAGCACGAGGCCGAGCTCGCCGAGCTCCGCGCGACCCTGGCGACCTTGACCCCATGACCCGCACACTCGAGGCCGCCGCGTACTGGCGTCTTCGCGCCCTCTGTAGTGAGACGCAACGCCTCGAGCTCATCGCCGTTCACGCGCGCGCCGAGCTCGCGAGCGCGCACAAGAAACAAACCGCGGCCCTCGTCGCGCTCGAGCTCGATCCGAAGGCGCCGACGTTCAGCCTCGACGACGACACACTTTCGATCACCGTGCCCGAATAAGAACGCCAGAAGAAAGGCATTGTTATGCCCTCAAAGCCCGCGATGCTCCGCGGCGTGCTCACCTGGGACGACGACGAGGCCCCACCGATCATCGAACCCCCGATCGAACCGCCGATCGATCCGCCGATCCTCCCGCCCGGCACCGAGCCCGGCCTGATCTATCCCGGCGATCTGCGGTATGTCGGCTGTTTCCGACTGCCGGCGTATCCGGCAAGGTACGACTACCCACCAAAAGGGATGGCGTATTGCCAGGCGCACGATTCGCTGTTCATCACCGGCTTTGCCGACTTTCACGGGACCGCGGAAGTGTCGATCCCGACGCCGATCCGCGGCGCCCTGACGCTCGCCGAACTCAATCGCGCGCATGAGCTCCAACCCATGACGGACCCGACCGAGGGATCAATCTGGGCGCTCACGTATGGCGCCGCGATCAATCTGGGCGGCTTGCACGTCCACCGCGATCGGCTCATCGTCGACGCCTACCGCCACTATGACGCCGACGGGAATCAACCCTTTTCGCATTGGTCCCGCAATCTCAATCTATCGGCCGCCGGCGACTACCTCGGGCCCTTAACGCTGGACGTGACCGCGGCGACCGAAACCTCGAGCGTACACGCCGGCAACGTGTCCGGGTACATGGGCGCCATCGCGCCCGAATGGCAAGACCACTTCCGCGGCCCGTGTTTCACCGGACAGAGTGGGATCCCGATCGTCTCGCGTACGTCGCTCGGGCCCGGCCTCTTTTCGTTCGATCCGGACGACATCGGCAAGAAGGATCCGGTACCCACGACGCCGTTACTCTTTTACCCAGGATCGCACCCGACCCTCGGCAAGTACACGCCCGGACCCACCGACCCGAACCCGAATCCACTTTTCAACGGGACCATGCAAGTCGGCGGCGTGTGTCAGCCCGTGGGTACCCGCAGCGTCTTACTGTTCGGCGTCATCGGCGTTGGGAGATACACCTACGGACAAGGCACCGGCGACCCGACGCTCGACGGCCAACCCGTCCCCGGCTACAACAACGAAGTCTTTTACTGTTTCGATCCCGTCAATCCGGCCAAAGGCGATCATGCGTACCCGTATCCCGCTTGGGTTTGGGCCTACGACGCGCTCGACCTCGCGAAGGTCGCCGCCGGCACCCTGCAACCGTGGGAACCCGTCCCGTATGCGACATGGGAACTCGACAGCGATTTTTACTCGTGGCTACCGCGCCTCTCGGGCGCCACGTACGATCCCGATCGCCAATGGATCTTTGTCTCGCAAACCCGCGGCGACGGCGACGCGCCGCTCGTCCATGTCTACAGTTGCGCGCATGCCGCGCGCCGCGGCGCCAACGCGCGCACGCAAGCCGCCCGGGCCCGCGCCCGCGGCCATGCCAGGAGCTTCAAGCCATGAGTTACCCCCACTTTGACCTCGTCCAACGCGCCCATTCAGAACTTATCGCCGAAGGAAAGATCCGCCGGCGCTCGGATCCCGAGGCCGTCGAACAGGACAAAGGGTTACTGACGCGACGCGCCGGCTATTACAGCAACACCGAGCGCGACGCCGCGATCGGCATCCTCGAGAAGACCACCGGCAACAACTCGGCCGGCTATAGCGTCGACATCCTCATTCACCGTGACGGGCGATTCTGGGACATCGCGACCGACGCCAACGGCATGGCTATGCCCGTGGATGGCGAGGAACGATACGATCCGGCGCTCGCCGCCCGATGGGCGCAACCGACAGCCGAGCTCGCGCAGATCGAATCGGCACCGGCGCCTGGTCCCGGCCCGCGGCCGCCGGACCCGTCGCCCGACGAGGCGATCGCCAAACTCGATCAGATCATCGCCATGCTCGAGCGCGCGCAGGAGACGCACGCGCGCGACACCGCCGGCATCATCGCGCGTGACGATCTGAACACCGAGCGGATCCTCGATCGCATTGACGAAGTCGTCACCAACGCCGAGGAATCGGGCAAGAAGGCCCTGGCGCTCTACCTCGCGATGCAGAATCGGCCCGACACCGCGCCGCCAGACGGCGGGGAAGTGCCACCCGGCGGCCTGCTCGCCGTGCTGCTCAAGATCCTGGCGAACCGGCCCGACGCCGAGGCGAGGACGTGACCCGGCGGATCGCCGCGGCCACGTGTCTGCTGTGCCTCATGCCGGCGATCGTGCAGAGCCAACCGCACCCGTGCGACAGCACCTATCCGACCGTGTACCGCGAGCCCGGGCCGAAACTGCCGGCCCTCCGTGTCGGGTTCTGTTTCGCCCCCGTCGACTCGGACGGCCTCGCGATCACCGAGGCGATCGGCTTTGCCATGGCCATCAATGGCGGCGCCGCGATCGACCTCGGGATCCTGCCGGCGCTCATCGGCGCCAACGCGGCCGGCCTCGCCTATTACGAATTCGCCAACGCCGCATTGACAGCCGGCACGATCACGATCACGGCGTACACCGCGACGCTCGGCATGAGCGCCGCCTCGGCGCCGAT